AGCAGTTGGTAATGAAGATGGATTTGTTAAACTAACTGAGGAGTCTGCTACACAGAACACTAGAGTCCTAATGGAAAAAGGTGAAACAAAGATTAATAAATTAGATTCCTTGGATACAACAGGTATTGACATGATCAAGATAGATGTCGAGGGTCTTGAAATGGAAGTGCTTAAAGGTGCAGGAAAAACTTTAGAAAATGTTGAATACTTAATGATCGAATTGAATGGTAACAGTGAGAAATACGGTAGCAGTAAAAAGGATATTAAGGAACATCTGAAATCTCTTGGGTTCAAGGTATTAATGAAAACCTGGCCTGATCTTGTCTATTACAAAGCATGATGTACGAATACTTAAAAAAACTAAAAGCCGAACACGATTTCATGCCAGCAAAGATCCTAGACATAGGTGCGTGGAATGGTTTTTGGACCAACAATGTCAAAGAGATCTGGCCAGAGGCAGAATACACATGCATAGAAGCAGGACAAAAGCATGAGAAGAAGTTGAAAGAAATTACACCCAACTATCATATTGCAGTATTAGGAGATTCAAATAGAGAAATTAAGATGCATCTAATTGAAATTTCAAAAGGTAACAAAAAGAAAATGACGTACACAAAGGGCTCTAGCGTGTTTGGTGTGTATGAAAATTATGAGTTGAGACAGATGCAAACACTGGATGAGTTAGTAGGCAATGATGCACAGTTTGACTTGATAAAACAAGATGTCCAAGGTGCCGAGATCATGATAATGAAAGGTGCTCCAGAGATTTTCAAGAGAGCAAAATATGTGATACAGGAAGTGAACCTACACAAGGATGAAAATTTTCCAGACATGCCTCATGAAGAAATAATGGACAGTTACATGAGCACGTTGGGATTCAATAACAGCGACATCATAGCCACACACAACGGATTCGATCAAGTAGACAAGATCTATTTTTAATCTCTATAGAAACATTTAGAACTAGTGTTCATGAGGAATAGATTTAGTGTTATCCTCTGTTCTGTCTGATCGCTTTCGTAACTGTGCCAGGTCTTACCTGCCTGTCCGCAGAATATGAATGTAGAGTTAGGTTGCCATTTTGCTTCTTTGACAAAGGACTTTTCATCTTGTGCTGAATACATCTTAGTACCTATATTCTTCTCAGGTGTAATATACGTCACACTGCTCCATATTTTATCAAGGCCCTCTTGGTGTATGTAAAATTTATATGGCAGTGGAGGAGTGATAGATAAGTGAGCATTAACACCCAGATTTTCAAACCATCTATGATTTGTATATTTGCTACACAACAATTTTGCATTGTCTTTTATGGCTTTGCTTATGTTGTATATCTTATCGTAAAATGATATGTTGTACTTTTCAAAGTCTTCTGGATGTATAACCACAAGTTTATTTTTAGGCACATCCAATTGCTCACACTCTTTTCTTAGAGTGTTGAAATCATCTTGTGGTAGCGTGTTTTCAATGATCTGATGATCCCATGGTTCTTCTAAAACTGGATGGTCGAGGCATTTGTTTAAAAAATAATCTGGCGACATATTACAAATTTCCTATCCTGTTTATTGCATGGTCTTGCCTAGATAGTAATTTTGCCTCCATGTTATTGGTCCATTGTCCTATAAATTTTCCTCGTGAACAAGTATTACATATTAAGTTCTTTTTGCTGTCGGAATACTTTATGTCGTATATGATATCATGTTCTTTCTGTAAATTTTGCCATGCTTTTTCTATGCCAATTTCAAAAACATTTCCGTAGTTAGTCTTGCCCTCTGCATCATCACAACACAACACTGTTTGGCCGCCTACTAAAACTTCCATCTGTCGAAGTATACGTCCACCTCCCATGGCACACCCTTGCATATAATTTTTTTCATTTATTACAGCATCGTACGGTTTAGTCCAATCTCCATCCCCATCACCCATCCTATTTTCAACCCAGTTACTCTTAGATTTTACCTTGCCTAGTGTGACGTCTAGGTATTGTTTAATAACCGATGGACTTGCAGTTAACGATTGTTGTTTATGCTTAACACCAATTCTTATTCTTTTTGAAATCTCCGGGTAGTTGTCTTTTACGAATTTTAGACTTTCTAGTGTTTTGCTTTTTTTAATCTTCATGAATTCCCATAGTTCTTCTTCTGTATGTCCAATAACACTCATGTGTATGTTTCCTGTTAAGTGTATGTACTTGTTTAAAATTTCACATTGTTTTTTAGTAAACGATACACCGTTAGTGCAAAGACCAATTTTAATTTTGTAATGGTTACACAATTCCATGATGTATTCTAAATTGGGTTGTACCAACGGGTCGCTGTACCTCCATGGGCTTACAGCACAAGTGTAATCTTTTACTTGATATTTTTTTATAAGTGACCCATAGTCGTGTAACAATGTTCCTATCTGCTCCTGACTCATTGCTTTACCGTGATACGTTTTATCTTCACTCAGTGTGGTGTACGGACAGCAAAAACATTTTGCGTTGCATAAGTTGATAGGTTCAAACGCTATTGATGTAGGCAGTGGTATAGGTCGGTATGTCATTCTTTCACCATTATGTAATCTTGATTGAACACTTTATCTATGCCTTTACATGTATAACCCCAGGATTCTAAAAGTTCCTTTGCATCAGTGTTTCCTTTATTTTGTTCTACAACAACAACAGGACTGTATTTTTTAATAGTCTGTTCTGAACCTCGTATCGCTTTTAACTCGTAACCCTCGATATCGTATTTGATAAACGTAACATTTTCTAGGTCAAACCAATCAATAGTTTTTATAGGCACTGCGACGTTGCCTCTATCTTTTATTCTGCCTACTTTATGGCTTGTTGTAAACGCTGTTCCTTCTTTCTCTCCTATACCACAAACATGATAGGTAAATTTGCTCATGTCGATCACATTTTTCTCAAACATGTTTTTCTTGTCTCGGAAATCAAAACAGTGTATGTGTGTGAAATTTTTTTCCATTTCTCTAGCAAATCCACCTTCTCTGCAACCAACGTCGATGCCAATACCGTTTCCTTTTATATAAGGGTTTGCCAATTGGAATGTATGATTCCATCCTTCGATCTTCTTAGGTATTTCACTTTCTGATCCTAAAATATCAATCATTTTTTCTCCGCATATTCTGTTAACCATTTCTCTAACGCAGGACCATCCAATGGTTCTGGTGTAAGCCATTCTTGTACTCCTGCCGTTGATGCCCATTTGCCACTTGGCATTTGCCATGCATTGTGGTTAGGTTCTTCTATGTGTTTACCAACCATGTATCTTCTTGTACCAGGACCGTATGGTTTGATCTCAGATTGCACAACAATCAGGTCTAATTGTTCAATCCACTCTAGCATTCTAGTCTTGTGATTCTTTTTTTGCATGACCTATAGCAGTAGTTATCTGGACTTTTTACAATATTTTTGAACTGTTTATTATGCTGAGAATAGATTGATTACTTCTTTCTTCCAATCATCGGAATACTCGCAATCTCTATAACCATCGAACCACGGACCACCTTCTGTGTAGTGTAGTATCTTAGGTTTGCCATCTTTGGGTTCTTTGTACCACCCTACTAGCCAATTGTATTCGTGAGGTAGAGATCCAATGTCTGCATCGTCTAGCCAACTAAATCTATGTAGGAATTTTGGTGTTTCTTTGTTTAGTAGTTCGGGAGTTAACATTTTATTCTTAGGATGTCCGCAATTCCACAGTACCATACTGCTCCAATTTTTTCTTGGATATGCTGTTTGTACTTGTCCATCCATTTTGATAGATCCTTCTTCGGGTGTATAATCGTGTTGCACACAAACAACTGCTTTAGAATCATCACAGTATTGTTCTAGTTCTTTTGCTGGAATTTTCCAAAGGAAATCACAATCACAAAATACAGCCCAACCTTTGTAGTCATTAAGATAAGGAACAAAGAATCTAGAAAATGTGAATTCTGTTGTGGCTAACTTGTCTATTTCTCTAGTATACATACCTTGCTCTCGCATCTGATTTTGTTTTAATGGTATAACTTCTGCTGATGGATCTCTACGTTTGATAGAATGTTCACACACTTGATATGATATGTCTTCTCGAGAATCCCAACCTACGTATACTTTCATTTTACTAATAACTCATGTATTTGTTTCCAATTATTTACACGGATAATATTGGGGTGATTAAAGTCTCTGTTGTATGGGTGGTCAATTAATATGGGCTTTAAACCGTAAGAGAGCCCGGCTAGTGCGTTCTTAGGCTTGTCCTCGACCCAATACAGCCCGGTGTCATGAAATTCCGCTAATGCTGAATCTTTGTCTGCTCCTGTACCTAATATATGATAATTGTCAAACACATGAGGACCAAAAAGTTCTCCCATTCTTTTTTTACGTAATTCTTGTGCTGGCTTATCTGATGTTTGTGATGTTATTGGTACGAATGTCCACCCCTCTGCATGTAACAACTTCACCCACGTTTGTGACTCCAACATAGGCCGTTGTGTTCCCATCCATGCACTCCTGTTGAATTCTCTAATCTCTTGTCTGATCACATCCTTGCTGACCCCAAATCTGTTGGCCATCTCGTAGTCGTCTTGTCCTGTGTCCACTAACTTGTATGGATAAGTTCTGTTCCCGTTTTTGTCAAAGTATGATCGTAGTTGCATCCACTTGGTGAAATGGCGTTCCCATTCCAACAGTACTCCGTCAACGTCGGTTAATATGATTCTAGCTGATGTTGGCATCTTCCATCCCTGCCACTCTCAGTTTGACGATATTCGTTATCTGCCATTGCTTCTGGTCTAACCCTTTGGTTATGCCTAACCATTGGTTCCTTATCAGTGCGAAGTCATTGATGATCTTGGTCATGTCAACTACATCGTCCTCCCCGTCCACGTACTTCTCTGCGTCTCTACTGCTTAATAATTTGTTGTAGTTCTCTAGGAATTTCCTAAAGGTCTTGGATCTCAGTCTTCTCAATTCTATGTTGAGGTATTCGAGTATGGCTTCGAGCTGTTGCAGTTGACTGAATCTTTCTTCAACTATGCCTGGCAGTGACGCACTGGCTCTCTCGAGGTTACCGTATATCTTGCACTGTTTCCTCGCTTCGAGCAACTCGTTGTCAAAGTATGCCACACAGTCTGGTATCTTAGCTAGGTTCCTGCTGACTTCGTTGTACCAATTTATCATTCATCAGTATCGCCGTAACCTACGTCTTCGGATTCATCTTCCTCGAACACGGTATTAACGGCTTCCTCTAGTTTTGGATCAAGTTCTGCAGATCCTTTGAGTACCTCATGATCCACCCCAATGTCCTCTAGACTCTTGAGTAAGTCAATTGCCATGTCTAATCTCTGTCGTTCAGGAACGTAATGTATAATGGAGTTCCACAAACGTTCAATATCAGCGTGATCAAAGTCTATCATTTATTTCTCTTCTTTAATTGGTTCTGCTTTTTTAACCTTTGCCTTAGACTTTACTTCTACTTCAATAGGAGCATCTGTGTCCTCTTTATCAGCAAAATCTGTAGATTCTGTGAAGTCTGTCATTAGCATATCTAATTTATCACCTATCCACTGTTTTCTAAAGTCAATATGTTCTTTACCTGCTTTATCAATGTATTTTAGCCTGTTTCCAGTTTGTACAAGTATACCTTTCTTCTCAAACAAGTCCACAAGTCCACTGTAAGGATTCATTCCTGTTTCGTATGGAATCTTAACCTGTACACCTTCAAACGGTTTAGCATATCTTGTCTTCATAACTTTACAAGCCGCTCTAATACCTCTCACATCTGTGACTTTGTTACCATCAAGATCTTCTTTTAATTTAAGTTTTTTCATTGCAACCACAATTGAACTTGCATAGATGAATCCTTGTCCACCTGATATCTTATCATCTGGATCAAACATGTCTTGTGATGCGTATGTATGGTTAGTTGCTACAAGTCCCACATTCCATGAACCAAACATGTTTACACAGTTTCTTACAAGTGCTGTTAATGCCTTAGGTTTTCTACCTAGGTCACCTTTCATGTCTCCTGCTTCAAATTGATTAACGTCTGTTGGTGTAAGCATCATACCTAATGAGTCAACAACGAATAATACTTTTGGAGCACCTTCTTTGTCTTCCGAGTGTGCTTCTTTGTAACCTTTCATAAACTCTGAAATAGTTTTAGCTACATCATCGATCATCGATATACTTAATTTTAAAAGTTTATCTTCTGATGTGTCTACTTTCAACGCCTGTAACCATTTCTCATCCAATGCATTCTCTGTGTCAACAAGTATAACAAATATACCTTGCTCCTGTGCATTCTTGATAATATTTCCTGATGCTATGTACGACTTACCTGCTCCGGATTCTCCTGCAAACACAGTAACCTTACCTAGCGGAATTCCCTTGTTGAAATCACCGGTCATTAAGTAGTTCAATGCGTAATTTCCTGTGCTGATCCAATCTGTGGGATCGCTGAATCCAATACCCAATCCTTGGATTGATTTTGTAATGCTCTTTCTAAATTTAGTTGCGTCAAATACTTTTGTCATTTTGTTTTCCTTATAATACCATCCAAAGGATAATTGCCACTATCAACACCCATGCAGGTATTTGTTTGTACAAGATCCAGTTAACAGCCATTTGTATTTTCTTTTTCATATTAATATATTAACATACCTAGGCCCTAACGTCAATGTCAGGGCCTTGGTAAAATGTCAGATTATTTTGCTTGTCTTGATCTGATCAGCTTCAGGATGTCCTCTGCTCTCTTGGCACTATCACCCGCTGGAGCCACCACTGCTGGTGCCGCCTCTGGTTGTGGTGCTGGTGCAGATTCAGTAACAGGTGCCGCTGTAGGTGCCGCCTCTGCCACTGGTGTTGCCGCTGGAGCCGATGCTGTTGGTACTGTTACCTGAGGTCTAGCTTGGTAAGCCATGCCTGCCGGTCTGAAGTACTGTCCGTACTGCTCTAGATCATAAGCCTCACCTTCAACAGATTTCTCAAATAATTCTTTGATTATTTTAACCTCTGCGTCAGTTGGCTCTTTTGGTCTGAAGTCACCTAGGTTGTGTAACCCGTGTTTGTCGATAGAGGCTCTTTCTGCTTCTTCCAGAGCTCTTTCTCTTCTTGACCATTTTGATGTCGAGTAGTCAGCATAACCACCTTTGGTTGTTTTAGTGACCCTGAAGTCAACACCTTTCACATAATCAGTAGGCATTTCTTCCATCTCTGGATCCATCAATGCTCCTCTGATGATGTTAAAGATCTGAGGTCCAATGATAAATCTTCTGATTGGGTTCTCAGGAGTCGAGTCTTCTGCTAACGGATTTGTTGTGACAAAACCTTGGAAGATGTAACTTTTCTTCTTCCAATATTTTCTGCCCATGTCTTCCATGCTCTTGTCTTTGAACCATGGTCTAACTTCCGTTAGTACTGGGCAAGTCTTGCCATACATCTCCATACATGGTACTTGTACCTGCACTGGTCTCGAGTCAGTCTGACCTTTTATACCCGCAAAAGGTAATTTGATCATGTTTCTCTCAGTCCAGAAGAATGTATTTGTTGTATCCTTATCGGGCAAGAATCTGATTACTGCTTCTGATCCTTCTGCTATGTTCCAATGTGGATAAATGGCGTTGTCTCCGCCTGTGTTGGAAGTGGAGCGATTCACTTCTTGAGATTTTAACTTCGCCCTTATTTCAGCTAATGATGCCATAATGTAAGCCTCCTTGTGTGCCTATGTTTGTTAGTTTTAAGTTGCCTTAATTTGCCTAAATGTATATTAGACATATAGTACATAATATACAACTATATTTATCAGTTGTC